TTGCTCGTTATTATATCTTAACATTAAATCACCAAATACTGTATTTCTAAACTCTAAGTCAGAGTCAGCAACTCTGTTACCAGCAGGATCAATCCAATACCAATCAGATCTTTCATTACCAAACTCATCTGTTTCTGTAAAAAATATATCGTCATATCCATATAAAAATCCTAGCTCATACCAGTAATTAGCAGGATATTCTTGACCATTAATAGTTTGAGTTTCGTTTAACCATATTTCTATAGGATTATAACCAAATGCTTGCTCATGTGTTCTATATATAGCTCCAGCAGATATACTAAACTTATTGCCTATAGGCAGACGTAGCCTAGCTTCTGCAGACTGATATTTAAAACCAACATTACCAGCTTGTCTTTGCTCTGCTTTTACGATGTGGTATTTACCTGTGTGTCTTATAAAATATCTAGAGTTTTCAAACTCATCGCCACGTTGTCTTTCTTTTTCGTAGTGAAATAAATATTCTAAACCTTGTACAGCTGCAGTTGGCGCAGATAAAGCTATATTGTTTTCTGTACCATTATAAAAGTTAGGTTTATTTTCGTAGCCAAATCTAGCTAGCTTACGTATACCAAAACCAAGTCTATAATCGTTTGGAAAATAATCTGTAACATCAACTACTTGTGGAATATCGTATAAGTTACCATCAGCTGGAGGTCTTACAAAATAATCTTTACGAGGTGTTTCAAATGAGTTTTTAGTATTACCAGCAGCATATATACTAGAATACTTAAACACATTGTCATATAACTTCTTAAATAGTTGAGCGTCTGCATTTATGCTATACACGCACAGTAGCAGCGTTATTAATATTTTTTTCATTGTTTTGTTTTATGATACGTTACTTTTTGAACTTCTACGTCTACCCATGCCAACTTTTTTCTTAGCGCGTATAACTTTACTGCGCTCAGCTTTAGTCATTTGACTCCAAGTTTTAGGTGATTTACTGTTAACTCTACGCGACGGTCTACAAACTTTAGTTTTTTTATTTTTAGAAGATCCACAAGGATTACCTTTTTCGTCTTTCCATTTTTCTTTAAACCATCGTTTAAGAGCTAATCCTGACTTTGTTTTTCTAACAGCCATTATTTTTTACTTTTGTTGCCCCAGTTTTTAGCACCGACTTTACGGCATTTAGCTATAGCACCACTAGCATAAGCTGATGGGAAAACTTTATATCTTTTTTTTACTTTGTGGTAACACGCGTCTTTTGGCATAATATTATCTTTTAATTAATTTTCTTTTAATAGTTTTTCTTTTAAAACCTCCGCTGTTTCTACTTTTTAAATTTCTGTCTTCTTCGTCTTCTATTCCTAATTGCCAGTCCGACCAACCAAGAATCATAGCGGTTCTTTGCCAATGTTCTACGTCTTGACCTAAAGCATCATTTATATTTTGAGCTTTTATTAGCAACCTATCAAGCGGTAAATTTGTCGTAGCTGAAATAACTTTTGATCCAGCTTCCATAGCTGGGTTGTCTATGTTAAAAGTTCTAAACTCGTCATCTTTAGCAAACTGTATCGCTCTACCAGCAGAAGCTATTTTTCTAAACTTAGACTGCACAGGTGGAGCTATACCTAAAACATCTAAAGATGCTTTTTCATATTTAGGTTGACTTTTTTGTGATTCTTTATATATTCTAAGCCCAGCGTCTTTAACAGCCGCAACCGCAGCGCCATAAAAGCCCATACCTCTTAACAAAGAATTAGACATACCGTTTGCTACATCTATAGTTTTTTCTTTTGTTTTTTCTTTTAATTTGTCATCGTCTTCATCATCTCCAAAAGCTAACGCAAATACACCTTGTTGTAAAGCGTTAAATAATAAATTCTGCGCAAAAGTATAGTAAACAATCTTAGATATATTAGTCTTTGCATCTCCTCGGCCGTTTTTAAGGTCTAGAGCAGACTTTTTTATTATTCTAGCATATTGAGATGGCGTATTAGCAAAGGCAAGTATTAAACGGCCTAATGAACCAGCTTGTTGTTGGCTAATTTTATCAGGTCTACTTGACTGTTGACTTTCTTCTGCAGTTTCTCTAAAATCTTCAAATGCTTTTCTTTGAGCTTCAGCAGTTTCAAAACCTTGTTTTTCGTAAGTTTTAACTCTATTGCGATAAAACGTAGCTCCTCCAGAAGCAATAGCAAAGCTATCAGCTAGCTGTGTAGGTGTAAAACCAACTCTTAATATTTCGTTTATAACACCTCTAACACCACCTTTTTTTGCCATTTCAGCTATATCAGCTTCGTTAACTTCCATACGTAAACCATCTCTTCTTGATACTAAAAAGTCAGAATTAAAAAGCTGTACAAAATCTTTCCAGTATTGTTTTTGATTAGCAAAAGCTTTACCTGCGGCAAATATGTTGTTGTCTTTAAAATTTATAAAGTTTGTGGCTGAAAGAGTTTGAAGTACAGCAGATCTAGTGTTAAAAAACATTATAGCACCAACAGATCCGTTAATCCAGTCTGTAAATCTACCTGTTAAGCTATCTGTGCCATAAGTTCTATTTCTACCAGTTTTCATACGCAAAAGCATGTTTTCCATAGCTTTACGATATTGAGTTCCATAAGCAGCTTCTAGTTTATTCATATTTTCTTTAGAAAAAAGTACATCAACATTAGCTTGCCATTGCTGTAAGTGCTTAGCTCTTTTAGTAGTATTTATTCCTTGTAATAAATCTGTAGTTATACTACCACTTACCCAGTTTTGATCTGGTTTTATGTAGCCGTCACCTTTGTTTATATTTATAAGTTGATTACCAAACTTAACAAGATCAGGAGAGTTTTTAACTTCTTTAAGTAACTGCCTTAATTCACCTTTAGTAAGACCAGGTACTTCCATACCTTGCTTAGACCATATATAAGCTCTAACAGCTTGTTCTCTTGTAAAACCTAAACCACCAGATATTTCTTTTCTTAAATTTTTAGGAACAATACCTATTTGTTTTTTAATAGATTTATAATCGTTTATTAAAGCTATTCTTTCAGAAGTTACTCTATCCATTGCTTTAGCATAAGGTTTTAATAAAGTTTCTTGATAAAAAACTAAATCTGCATCACCTTGTTTACCTTTACCTAATGTTTTATATAATAAACCTACAAAATCTTCTGCTGATGGTGATATAAATAAATCAAACTTACCTTTTTTAGCACCTTGAATTCTAGCTGTAGACTCTCCTACTTTTGTTTTTGCACTAATACCAGCAGATCTTTCAATTATTCTATTAAACTCTGCATTTAATCTATTTTCTCTTGACGCGCTAAAAGGAACGTTATCACCATAAACGCTTTCTGCAAATAAAACTCTTTGGTCTCCATATTTTTGCATTAACTTGATAACTTCAGGGTGTTGCATACGATTTTCACCAGTATGTCTTAAACCTAAATTATTAAGCAAATTATCTAGTTCTTTAGTTACAATATTAACTCTAGATTTTTCATAAAAACTATTAAGCTCTTCAATAGTAATTTTACCATCTAAAGCATCTACTGTTTTTAAATATAAATCATTAGCAGTTGTTTCATGTTCTAATACAACTTCGTTTCTGCCTTTTAATATTTCACCTTTAGGTCCTAATATTTGAAGACCAGGTTTAGATACTTTTCTACCAACACCTCTTTGATCTACAAACATAAGTTTTATATATGCTTTGCCTTTTTCAACCTGACCAGTTTCAATAAAATATTCAACTTGATCTAGCATGTGTTCTCTAGCTTGTTGAGCTTCAGCTTCAATAGCTAATCTTGAATTTTCAAAGTTTGCTTTAATAAATTCAGTTTCTAAATAGCCATCAATTTTAACACCGTCTGCAGTTATTATATTTCTACCTTTTTTGTCTTTGCTAAGTTTTATTCCAAATTTACTAATATCAACGCCAGATTTTTTTAATACTTGTTCAACAAATTGATCGTTTCTATTTATAAAAGGTAATCCTCTAAAAGTTCTTATTTGTCTAGAGTGATTTTTTATCCAATCAACAATTTCTTGTTTAGTATCACCAGGCTTTGCTACAATATTTTCTAATAATTCTTTACTAGCTTCAAAACCTAATGTTTTAGTTTCAGTATCACTAAGCTCTCTTAGTTTACTAACTATTTCTAAATATGATTTTTTATTAATACCATCATATTTTTTAGCACTAGCGTTTATTATTTCTTGTAAAGCTAGTTTAGATTCGTTAGTAACTAAAAACTTACTTGCTACTTGATACGCATCATCTAAAATCTTTTTAGTACTAAAATCTTTATCTATACCTTGCTGTATTTTTTCAGAAAATCTATCAACTAAAGCATCTTCAAGAGGTAATGATTTATCACCTTGAGTTTCATATAACTCTTTAAACAACTTACGTTGCTCATTAATCATTGTTCTCTGCTCTTTTCTACTTCTTGAAAAATCAATATTAGGATCTACAATTAGCTTTTGTGCAGCTTTAGCTATTTCCTGCGTAGTCATGTCTATAGCTTTCATTACGCCAGGAGACTTTTCTTTAGTTAAAGTAAAAGTTATAGCGTTTACAAAAGCGTCTTTTCTAGTACCTTTTAGACCAGATCTTTTTCCTTCAGCTGTAATAGCAGGTGGATTAAAAAATTCTCTAACTTGCTCAGGTGTTGGTTTTAATCTTTCGTAGACAGTAGGTCCTTGTTTTTCATTTTCAACGTATAGCTCTTCGCCTTTATTTATAGCTTCGTCTATTTCTTTTTGAGTAGTTAAACGTTTTTTAACTTTAGTAAATATTTTATCTTCTGTATTTAATCTTCTTTCAAGTTGAACTAAAACACCTATAGGTAAATTTTTGCCACCAAATAATGTTTGATGATTTTCTTGTAAAAAACTATTTAAGTTTTTTAGTTTATTTTTTACTGGTTTAAAGGCTTTTTCTTGTCCAGTTTGTTTTACAAATAACTGAAAACCTTTTTCAAAAACATCTGGTCTTTCTCCTTCAAATATTTCAAAAGTATTTGTTTCTATAAAATCTTCTAAAGCTTGATCAACAAACTTTTCACCACCTATTGTAAGTTCTTCAGCTATAACAGACTTAGGTCTTTCATATGTAGATCTTTTAAAACCTAAATCAATTGCATCTTCTATATTTCCAGAAACTTCAAAATCTACAGCTGTACCATCTTCTCTTTCAATAGTATCTTCAAATCTTTCTCTTTTAAAGTTTTTCTTTGATGTAGCTGTACCTATTTTTCTTTCTAAATAAGAATTTATATAAGCATCAAGATCTTCGTTTTTAGCTGGATCAAAGTTTTTAACATGCTTAATTAGCTCAGGTCTTGTTTGCTCAACAATAGCTTCTATAACTTTTGCCATATTTAAACCGCCATCTTCTCTTAAAAACTCTTTTCTTTGATAAGTAGGTGTTTCGAATATAGCTGGATTTTTACTCTTCAACCTAAGTACAACATTACCAATAGTTTCATTATATTGATCTACTATGTCAGATATTACTTTACCTTCTCTTTCACCCATTCTACCTAAATCAGCTTCCATGCGATCTGCAATTTGGTCTTTGCCTTGATCACGCATCCTTTTTATAGCTTGTAAAAAGTCTTTTTGTCTTTCTGTTTCTCTGTTTTTAATTTTAACAAGATCTTCACCTAAGTCATTTACTTTTTCTTTTCTAGATGCAGATAAATTTGGATTTTCTTCTTTGTAAACTTCTTTAGCGGCTTTTTCAGAATTATCTTCTATAAACTTAATAGCTGTATTTTCAGCAGCTTTTTCGCCTTTAGCGAAACCTCTAAGCATTTCAAACATGTTTTCACCTGTTTCTGAGCTAATTTCTAAGTTTTTAAATCCAGCTTTTCTAAGTCCTGGTATTAGTCCTGTAAGCCCAGATCCTAACTTTTCGCTAAATTGTATTCTTTCTACATTAATTAGCTCGCCTAATACAGTTAGGTTTTCTTCGTACCATTTTTCTTTAGGTTGTGAAACATCGTATCTAGCAGCAACTTCTTCGTTTAATAAACGTTTTTGAGAAGGTGTTAGTCTATCTAATATGTCATCAATAATTTTTACACCTTCAGTTGTTACATTTCCTGAAGCATCTTTTAAGCTACCTTTTAAAACAAAATGTATATCTTCGTGTAACGCGTCTGTAACACTTCTTTGTTTTAAAGCTTCTTCTTTATTTATTACTCTTTGGCCGTTTGTAGTAAAAAATCCTAACTCTTTTGTAGCGTCAGCCGGTTTATTTGGAAAGTTTTCATTATAAAGTTTTTGAAACTCTTGAGGTGTTTGTGCTTCTATTGGAGCGTCAGCGCCTATTCTTTTAGCTCTTTCTTGTGCTTCTTGTATTTTTTTACCATAAAGAGTTGCAGTGCTATTATCTAATCTTTCTTGCAGTTTTAAATATAAGTCGCCTGTTTCTTTGTAAGACTCATACTCTTTTTTCATTGAAGCAATATCCTTGCTAGGTACAACTAAACTTTCTTGACGTTGTATGTCTAAAAATAAATTAACTTTTTTAGTAATAAAATCATAAGCGGCTTTTCTATCAGCTTTGTTATATGTTTTATATTCAGCAGAATTATTTAATATATTATCTATAGCTGTGTTTCTATCGAAAGTGCTCTTAAAAGCTCTGTATTGATCTGTATTTGGCTTTATACCAAGTTCTAAAAGCATTTTAGCTTCTGGTATTTTAGCTAACTTAGCAGATTCTCCAGGTGTTAACTTATTACCGTTTCTAAACTTTCTAGATATTACGTATATATCTTTATCTGTTGGAAACGTTTTATCACCATATCTATCAACAGAACCTCTATTTAGTTTTATTTCAGCTTTGGCTAGGTTTATTTCAGCTTGAGTTGATAATATTTCGTAGTTGTTATTTAATTCTGTTAAAAGTTCGTTTTTTTGTTCTGTATTAAGCGCAGGATTATCTAGTATTTCTTGTTGCTTTTTTTGAGCTGACAAAGCAAGATTATCTAAAACACCTTCAAAATCTTTTGTTCCTACATTTTCAAATTTTTCAGGTTTTTCACCAAAATATTTAGCTGCTTTAACAGATCCTTGAGTTCTGTTTCGCATCCTTAATACATCGTTACCTATGTCTCTTATGAAGCCACCTCTTACAAAAGGATTTTGCTGACTAGCTCCTAAAATTCTCATTTTATAAAATTCAGCTAAAAAATCTTTTGTTTTAAACTCATAATCTTCATAATTAGTAGTCATAAACTTAGCAAATTCAAACGAAGTTGCTCCAGCAGCAGCGCCTACACCTCTATTTATTTGATTAGTTACAAAATTAGATTTACTTATATACTGCATAAAAGGACTAAAAAACTTACCTACTCTATTGCTTTTCATTAGCATATCTGTAAAAGAATTACCTACACCTAACGAAGCAGCAAACTTAGGATCAAAATCTCTAGCACTACCACGCGCTGTAGTTACACCTTCTGTAAGTTCTGTAGTAAGTTTAAATATAGCTGTTTCTTCAGCTGCAAAAACGCCAGTTCTTAGTGCTTGTTGTACAACTTTATTTGCTGTTCTACTTTTTTTAAGAAAAGTTGAGCCACTTATAGTATTTTTTATAACTTGACCAGTTTTGTTTATAACATTACCACTTATTTTTCTAGTTAAATAAAGCTCACCTACAAACTTAGCTAAAGCTGGAAAATGACCAGAAACTAGCTCTGCGCCACTTTCTTCTAATGCTTCAGATATAAATCTTTCATCTTCAACTGGTTTGCCTGAAGCATCTTGTGTTGTACGAACGTAATCTATTTCTTTTAATCCATCAATAAAAGCATTGTTTATTGCAACTCTATTTTTTGATGAAGCTTGTGTTGATCCTCCTGCTCCACTGAGTGCGTCTAAAGTACCTTGTTTTATAGCTGTCAAATCAAAATCAAAAAATCCAGGAGCTTCTTTAGTTAAAGGATCTTGATTTAACTGTATAGCTTTATTTAAAACAATATATTGCTCAAGAGCTTTGTTGTAAGCTGTAGCAACCGGATGATTACCAGCAATTCTTGTTATTTGTTTAGGTATTTGTCCTTTTTCAGATATGAGTTCAGCTATACGAATATCAGCACCTAAAGTAGTTGTAGAAACCATTTGTTCACCTAAAACCTCTTCAGTTGCAGGTAAATAACCAGGCATCCCACCTTCGCTTGCAAACCCAGCTAATTTTTGTAAAAGATCTCTATCTTCACCAATAGCATCACGGCCAATAGCAGCTACATCACCTGATAAACCTACAACTTTGGCATAAGCATTTACAAGTTGATTTTTCAAGTCATCTATCTCCGTGTTTTCAGCTAAGTCTTGAGCTTTAGCATTTATTAAGTCGTTTTGTTCTTGCTGCTCTTCGCTTAGTTGATCATAGTTAACTAACTGTCCAGTTGTAAAGTCATATAGTTGATCTTCTCCGCTATTTATTTTTTCTTTTAAAACTTCAATTTGCTCATTAATATTTTCAATTTTAACAGGATCTTTTTCTGTTGCTAATTTGTCGTTTAAATCAGATATTTGTTTTTCAATAGGTGTTAAAAATACTTTACCACTTTTTAACACACCTTCAGGTGTAAACTTAAAATTATTTTTAGCTTGGTTTGTTACTTTATTTTCTCTTTGAAGTCTAGCATCTTGTATATTTACTATATTTAAGCCAGGAAATTTTTCTAATAAAGTATCGTCGTTTTCATAGTCTATAGCGTAAAAATTAGAATAATCACTTGGTCTTTCTGATCTTCCTCTTCCTAAGCTAACGTCAAGTTGACCCATTTGTTGATATATATCATTTTCATCAACATCAAAATCACCAAATTCTGGTATAGGTAAAAACATAGCACCATCTCTAACAGTAGACATGTTTTCGTAATCAGGAAATATAGTTGTTCTACCCTGTTTTAAAGCAAAGTTATTTAATACTTTATTTTGTTGTGCTCTTTGTTCTATACTACCATTTGCCCAAACGTTAATACCTAAAGTATCGTTTAACTCTTCTTTACTGCTTTCTTCTTTGGTTTTTACAAACTCTTCAAACTCTTTTTCCTTAACCTGTTTTTGTATACTAACAGGCATGGTGCTTTTTATTTTTTCACCAGTTAAAGTATCTGTGTCTAAAATATCTTGAGTTTGTTGCAACATAAGCGGATCAAACTCAACTTCAGGTTTATCTTCTACCGGCGGGTCTTCAGTTTGAGGTGAATCCAAAAAAGTATCTTCCAAGCTGAAGTCCGTATCTTGTTGTAGTGCTGGTTGAGGTTCTACAGACGCTACATCCGCACTCGCTGCACCGTCTTCTTGAAAATTTTCATCATCAGTATTTTGATTTTGGCTTTCTTCAAAATCCATAACTTTTAAAGCTATTTGATGTTCTGATAAACCTTGTTTTTTTAAGCTTGAAATATATTCTTCTAAAGTCATATCTATTTAATTTAATTTTGACGTGTTTTTTTAACAGCTTTTAAGTAGTTTATTAATTTTTCTTTTTGATTATTTCTTAACGTAGCTACTGGCCCACCGCTACTGTATACGTATCTTCTAATATCTTCATTGCTAAATTCGTCTAAATTTATCTCTTTTAAAGCGTTGTTTGTTTTTTCTTCTAAAGTTTTAGTGTATTCACCAACACCATATATATCTTGTATATCATCTATATCTACTTGTTGTACAGCTTGATTTTCTCTTATTTCTGTTTTAGCTGTAGTTCCAGTACCAAACTCACCTTCATCTATTTTATTTAAAACACTTTCAACTTGTTCTGTTCTATTTATATCATCTATTGTTATACTATCTGTCTTTTCTCCTTTATTAAAGAATATTTGCATTTCAACTTTAGGCTTATAATTTGCTTTTTCATCATCATTTAAATTGTCGTAATCTTCTTGGCTAGTTATAACTCTATTGTTTACATTGTCATTACCTTGGTAACCAACAAATTCATATTTAAAATCTGTTATAAAATTAGATGAACCACCTATTGTTTTATTCTTTAAAAAGTCAGCCATTTTAGGCGCAAATTGTTTAGTTAATTTAGAGCCTATGCCTTTGGTTTCTAAATAATTTTCTGCTTGATTAGATGTTTGCATGAAATCTTTAAATCTACCTCCAAAGTCATCACCACCAGATCCTAATCCTGAACCTATACGCTTTTTCTTTGTTGTTGTTGTATCAGGTGAATCAGAAACAGATCTAGTAGGGTCTAATATAGCGCGTTGATATTCGTTTGTTTCTTTATTAAACTCATAGCTACCAGTTCTTTTTAAATACTCGTTTTCTAATGATGTTTTTATAATTTGATCAACATTAGTTTTTACATCTTCTTTTGCTTGATCTAAAGTTAAATTGTTGTCATCAGCATATTTTTGCATACCTTCTTTAGACTGCAAAGCAGCTAATGTTCCTTTAGCTAAACCAGTATCACCTATGTCGTTTCTTTTTAAAGCTCTAACTAAATACGAAGCTCTTAATTCTTCGTAATCACCATCGTTGATAGTTTGCGTAGCAAAAGTCGTAGCATTTCTTCTATTTAAATCGTCAGTTTCTGTAGTAATCATTTTACCAGTTATTTTAACTGATTTTCTGTTTTTGCCAGATCCTACAAATCTTGTAATAGAGTTTGTTCCATCTTCACCTATAGCTCCAGTTGTATTTTGATCTACAAGAGGATTATTTTTAATATAACCAGTAGTTTCTTTGCCATAATCAGCTTTTATAGCTAATTTATTTTGTATATTTGCTGGAGACAAATCAGATAAATTTACTTCAAAATTACCATACTGACTGCCTTTTACAGTTAAAAAAGTAGTAACTTCTCCGTATTTATTTTTTCTTGTTTCATAACTTAAAGCTTCTGGGTTTGTATTATTAACTTTAGCTAATTCGTTAAAAGTTAAAGGCTTTACTTCACCGTTTTCGTCAGTATAAGTATTATTACCTATTTTATAATTACTAGCTTCTATGTCATAAAGATCTGTTTTTTGAGACTCAGTTAAAAAATTATTTAAGTTAGCTATATCACCTGAAAACGTTGTTAGCTGACCCATTATATTTTTCATAGTTTGAGTATCATTTTTTTTAGCAGCTTGTAAATAATCATTTCTTAAATTACCTTTAAGCAAACCTAGTGTTTGAGCTCTTAGAGCTGAGTTTTTCTTAAACTCAATAGGATCTGTATCAGAAGTTTCTATTAACTCTGTTAACTTAACAGCATCAAATTCTTTTTGTGCTGCTGCTATTCTAGTATCTTGCTGCTTTTTTTCAATTAAACCAGGAGTTATACCAGCTGCAAAACCTCTTTGGAAAGCTCCGTAATCTTGTATACCTTCTACCGGTGCTTCGTAGCTTCCAGGTGTAGTTACTGTTCTATTTCTGTTTCTCTCTGGAATTGATAATCCAGCTTCAGCAAATAATTGTTCTAATGTTGCCATTTATTTAATATTAAAATTTAATCATTTGGATTACCAAAAACTCCACCTATTGCAAAAGGACTTATTGGAATACCTCCATAGCCAGATGGATCAAACTGCACGTTAGGATTTGGAGCTAATGAACCAAAGTCAATAGGACTAGCCGTAATATCAGGTGCTGTCAATGCTGTTAAGCCTTGTGTTTGAATATTTGTGTTTACAGGTGTAAGGTTTTTAGATCTATTAGAAAATAAATTATCAAACCCACCTGTTAAAGCCATACCACCTATACCTCCTAAAGCTTGACCAAACATTTGGTTTGCGCTACTTGAAGCTGCTGCAGCTTGTTGTGATGCAGCTCCAGCTAACGAAGATAATCTATTTAATTTAGCTACTTCTCTACGTTCTGTAGCATCAAAAACAAATTGTCTTCCTTTAACCTCAGCATCAGCAAGTTGACTTTGTAATTGAGCTTCGCCTTGAGCTCTAAGTCTATCGTTTTGAGCTTCCTGCTGTTGTATACTAGCAGCTATACCTTGTTTACTTTGTAATGCGGCTTGTGCAAGTGCAGTAGCGCCACCTGCTCCAGAGCCTGTAGCTCTAAGAGTGTCAAGCGTACTAGCTAAAGATAAATCAGTTTGCTGCGCTTGCATTTGAGCTGCTTGATCAGCTACTGTTAAATTAGCAAAAGGATTACTAAGCATGTCTTTAACACCTTCATAAGGGTTTATTATATCTTGCCTTTCATCTTCAAGCTTAGCTATTTGTTTCATTAAACGTCTTTGTCGTCTTCTTGCTTTACGAGCAGCTCTACCAGCGCCTATACCGCCAATAAGACTACTTCCTATGCCTATTAATGCTCCTATTGCCATAATTTATTAATATAAAGATTGTTCATAATTAAAACCTACTGAAAAAAGTTCAGCGTGTTTTGATTTGTTTGATTTTTTATTGTTATCTACAGGCTCGTGTTCTAAAGTTGTTTCTGCAAAAAAGCCTTTAACACCTGTTGATTTTAAAGCACTTATACCAGTTACAGTAGAGTTATCTTTAATTATTACATTAGCGTAATATTTCTTTTCTAACGGCACGAAACCTGCAAATTTTACCGCGCCTTCTTGTGAATATCTACCTGTTATGTTGCCTGGTATTGGGTATGCTTCGTAGTCTACAGCGTCTTCAGCTGGAGATCTAAAGTCAATAACTTTCCAGTTATTAGTACCTTCGTAGTTAACTGTTTTATAATGTTTAACAAGTGAAGGATTTTGATTACTTATTATAGTAACTGTACTAGGTTGAAATACACTATAAAAAGTATTTTTCTGTGTGTTGTCATAATGCTTATATAAATCAGCACCGTTCCAAGTGTAAAAATTACTAGCTATACTACCACCAAAAGCAGGTTTATAAGTAAAAAACGAAGTCCAACCATTAACTTTATCATCAAAAGTTAAAGTTTTAAATCTTGTTTTAGGTTGTAACACATTAATTCCAAACTGAGTATCAGGTATAAACTCTATTGTTTCGTTTGCAGCAACAATAAGATTAGCAGATATTGTTATGTCA